AGTCCAACCAGTCGGTCAGCTAGGCTTAGTAGCGTAGACTCCATTTCGACGGAGCCTGTAGGCGAAGGAGGAGTAGGCGCAAAGTCCAGATCTCCCTTACGGCGATATGGAATCATACGGCCTGGTCCCCAATCTGTAGGTGCCTGACCTACGGGATGAAGAATCGGAGGTAGAGTCGCTAGGCTATTCCTGTCAACTCTGGAGTCACGCTCCACTTTTACTTGGTTCTGTAAGCCACGAAGTAGCGAAGGAACGGTTAGGGTATCGTATAAACGCTTGCTGTCCTCGGAAAGCTTGGTGACCACAACGGGGTAGTCCTCATAGCCGTTAAGCAGTTCAAACTTAGCATACCCCTGAGTGGTGTCGTCCCCGTCAAACTCCCTGTGGAATACCGTGCAGTAAATGCCCTCGGCACCGTCCTCTTGGTCAACTAGACGCTGGTATCCATAGCAGATCTCGATAAGCTCTTCCGCTTCGTAGGCATTGTCGGTAAGCCCGATGTTCCGGCCACCTTCTTGCTCACGCTCGATGGAGTCAATGTTTACGCCCCGATACTTGTCGATCACTAGCTCAACAAAGTCTTCGTCCCACCCGTCTGTAATGACCTTGTTCTCAAGTTCCTGCGGGGTGTAGTAAGTCCGCCAGAAGCAGTAAGGAGAACGCTGGGGGTCTGTTACATAAGGAGGGAAGAAGAAGTCCCCATCGGGGGCTAACGTCTTAACGTCAGGCGCATTGACCTGTCGTCTGACAATTGGTAACTCGGCTACGCCGTTCTTACGCAAGTCCTTAAGTGCCTTCTTGGCACGCTTCTTGTTCGTTCCCTCGAAAGTAGCTTGTAGCAAGGCGATGAGTGATTCGTCGTCATTACCTTCCTGGATAGCTACCGCTACCTCTGGGCTGACTTGTCCAATCTGATTGATGTCCAGTTCTTGCAGGAACCGTCGATCCTCTCGTTGCCATCCGACATACGTTATCAGTATACCTCGCTCAAGCAAATAGTTAGCACCCAACTCCATTTCTCGGTAGAAACGAGGGATGTATCCCGAAGTGACCATCCACTTCATAAATCCTGATACTACACGACTGCGGGCGATATCGCCGCTTTCTACTGGGAAAGCCCTGACGTTGGCACGATTAAGGGATGCCATAAACAGAGACACTAGCCTAGTGATTCTTTCGTCAATTACGTGACACTCCATATCGGACGCTCCCTCCCAAGGGAAAGCGTCGGCACCGTGCTTGCGGTGGTCACGGCTCTTGCCTGGCCACCAGTTCCGTCTATCGTCGTAGCTCGTGCGACAGAGATCAAAGTATGACTCCAGTTCTGTTACGGTCTGGTCGTAAGCGTAACGTAGTGTTTTAATATCGGGTTCGTCCTGGACGTAGGTCAAGGACTCAGAAATAGAATCATTCGTCATCTTGTAGTGTAAGTCGTTTGCGTATAGATTTTAATAATCGAATAGTGTAAGTCGATGATACTCCTATTGTATCACATAGGTCATCATTTGTCATCGGTATACGACTTTGATGCAATACGTGCCTACGAAGTATCTCCCAACTGGCTAGTCGTTCGGCTTGCTCGTTGCACCACTTACGGTCTGTAGTGATGTCTCGCTCCTCCTCTTGGGTAGTGTGATTACTTAACATAGCGGTAGCTGATACCCTTTGTGTCCTCAATGGCTTCAAAGGTGATCACCTTCCCGACCATATGCCCTCTTGATTTACTGGGTATCAATACTGGAACACGCTTCCCTATCTCGTTGGCGTAGACGTAGTTATACCTCCCGTTTGGGCACTCACTTAAGACCTTGCCAATGAAGTGTTTAGGTATGATCTCTTCGATCATAAACGAGTCTTCTAGTATAGCAGCTCCCTCTTCACTGACCCAAGTGTTCTTACCTCTTCCAGTAAGGAAGCCCTCTGGCAGTTTCTCTTGGGCGATTCTCATAGCTTCATCGAACTCAACCTCTTGTTCTTCAGCGATTTGTGTAAGTTTCTTCTTTGGCATTAGTATCCTCCTTGTGCTCGGTTAGTAGTTTGCATTACATTGGAAGAGAAGAAGTCTGGCCCTTCGCCTCCGTTCGACATCCGCAGATAGCGGATAACGTCGAAAAAATCCTTTAGTGGTTCATCTCGCTTACCGTTTGAGTTATAGTTAATTAAGCTGTCGATAAGGTTTCCGCAGTCCCTGTGGATGTAGCATAGCGGTCTGTTTGCTTGGTCTACCTCTACGTTGGGGTTGTAAGTAAACCAGTCGTCAAGGGCAGCAATGCCCTGCTCTTCCATTACGCCACTCGAGGGAATGAAGCTTAGACCGAAGTCATAGAACGAAGTGAAGAGGTCGTCGTTGTTCTCGTTTTCCTTAGCGAAGAACCTAGAGTCCCCTATCCTTTCGGTAATCTCGATGCCCAAGTCTTCCTCGATTTCCTTGAAGAGTTCGCAGTATCCCTCTACGTTGAGTCCAGTCTTCTTGGCTGCAGGCCCGTATTTCCACTTAGGATCCCCGAACAGTGCCCACTCACCGTAGGTGTCCCTGTCTGGCCACTCCTTGCGGATGTATACCTCACCCTCCTCGTTTACTCCAGCCCAGATGCAGGTATAGTTCCTAGCACCTGCGGGGTCTACTACCTGATAGCAGGTGAACTTCGACTTATCCGAAATGTCCGGGAACGTCATCTCGTATTTATTCGGCTCTTCGGAAAGCACATTTACTTCGGTATTGAAGTAAGGAAGTAAGGCGTTAGCCGATTTAACTGGTAGACCATAAGCCCGAACCTTTACCTCGTCATCAGGTCTTCCCGCTAGGTCTTTAGCAATACGTTCGTAACCACCGAATGGGTTCTCGTCCGAATGCAGGTAAACAACAGCGGCATCCCGACTTGGGCTGTATTGCCGTATAGGTAGTTGTTTGTTATTAAGCAAGGCCGCAGGCCTTGTCTCTAGGGTTTCCGCAGCCTTGAGGTAGTCCGATATAAACGGAGTATATCCGTCGATAGGCGTAAAGCCTATGACCATCTTAGAGTTACGTGTAGCTAGGCGGAATCTTAGGGTATTGACCAGTGCGGCGTCTCCTAGGTATTCATCGAGCCAGGCACCTATATTGGACTCCAGTCCTGCATTGATGGCTTTGCTCTTAAATCCGAACTCGAAGCCCTCTAGGATCGTAGGGTTGTTACTGAACTGAGTATAAGTCTTGAAGTCCACGCGAGTCCTAGTGTCGGGGAATACAAAGGAGCTACCTGTAAACCCGTTCTGCATAGAGTAGTTGATATACCCGTCTATGCTCTTGGTCTTCTTCTTGAACTCCTTGGGCATCATTTCCCAAATAGCTGGCTGTTGCACCTTTATAGAAGTGTCAGCATTCTGGGAGAAGCACACGATGTGACCATCGTTGTTCTTACTGACGGCATCCATTATCTGCTTGGCGCATCCAGTCGTCTTACCGCTACGATTCCCACCTAGGGCTAGAACCTCGTTGTATTCCAAGAAGGAGTCCGATATACGTTTCCACCCTGGGAGGTCAAACCCATACCGCAGGGGATCCTCGTTGGACGCTTGTATGCGTCCCTCGTGCGCCTTGTGCAGAGCCTCAAGTAGCTTAGGATCGGACTCTCCTAGTAGGACTATCTCCTCATCCGTAGGGGACTGAAGGATGGGGTGCTCTGTGAACGTAATAGGCATTGGCTAGATTACAGTAGGACTACACGTATTCATACTCATTTCCGTCATCCTCCCACTCATCCTCGTCTTCCTCTTCGTCCCAGATGAACTCAACGTCATCCATTTCGGTATTCAAGTCCTCGAGGGCTTCCCGCATTAGCATCTTACCTACACGGAAGTTAGTATAGTCAAAGAAGATCTCGCCGTCTTCGTCAGAGACGATGAAGCAGAAGCTGTGAAAGTGCTCTCCGAGTATTCCCCGCACTTGGTCGTATATTTCATCCATATCGTATTCCTGGCTACTCATAATCTATTTCTCCTTGGTTTTAGGTTGTTCTGTCCTAGGAGAAGAAGGCTTCTTGCTCCAGTCAATATCGTCGTAGTTCTCCCGCTGTTTAGCGGCATTGTGCCCCTTACGGGGTGCGCATCCTTTACCCATCTGTGTCCTCCTGTATTAGTTCTGCTTCCTCAGCTTGTTTTAGTTTCTCTATTCTCTCCCTAGCGGCCTTGATGGTTTCCTCATAGTCCTCCTGCGTAATGACTTGCCTCTCTTCGGTAATAGCACTCGCCTCACCCCTTGAGGTCATAGCCTCACGGAAGGAGTTAGCCTTGGCTATAGATAGCTCTTTTAGATCCTTGAACCCCACCTCGAAGTCCTCTTCGGTGTCCATCCTGTCACGAACCTTTTCTATCAAATCCTCCTCCAGGGAGGATATGTTAAGGTAATTCTTAGCAGATATCTTCCCAGCTACCTCCCGCAGTCTGCCTAGATGGTCTGCGTAATCCACCAGAACATTGAGCACAGTCTGCCTCGAGAACTTGTATTTCCGCACAAGAGCCGTCTGGCTCGTCCCCTTGCTGTAGAGATACAGTAACTTAGCTACCTTCTGGGGATCATACAACGAGAGGCTCTTGACCTGTTGTAGCTGCTTAATGTCCACTACGGAGTCAATAGCATTGGAGATCTCCTCCATTAGCTCCTCCTTGTCGTCAGGTATGTCTTCCATAATTGATATTGTGTCTCATTATCTATAGATATGTCAAGTATAAAATAACACATATAATTGCACTTCAACTTGACTTATAAAGTAACCTATGTGATATAATACGAGAATAGTCAGGAGGTAAACCCTTTAAGGGCGAAAACGATCTCCGAGGATAGCCACTCGTAGGACACTAAACTACAAGGCACTGTGCCAGGATTAACGACTCTTGGGAACAAGGGTCTACCACGCACAGTATAGGTTGTCTCCCCTGAAGTTGCGTGAAGGGAGACATAAAATATATGCCTGTAACTTACGGATAACTCTTCGATAATACCTAGTCCGACATTAGTCTACGTTACAGCTGCTTTGCATATGGCGAAGCTGTATCTGCTTAACACTTGCTGAAATGAACAGCCCCTAGGCTGTGTTCGTGTAGGTATACATCTATAGCTTCCCGATTGGGACTATTCATAACCTCAACGGATATAATCCACCGATTAAATCCCGATCGATTATATACAGTTATACCCAAAATGCGATATAAACGTATATACGCGCAGGGCAGGAATCGGCTTGAGGCCTCACCTGCGTAAACCCTTGAGTATCAGTTTTTTTTGAGGCGCAGTTTATGTATATATAATACAGTTTGCCGCTAAATTTCCGGATACCCCCTCCCCTGTTTTTCTGGAGTCGAAATCCTGGTTGGCATCGTATCCAAAATCCGGATACATTCGATTGTATCCAGTATTATGATACACGTGTTTGTATCCACATTGTCGATACATTGTATTCACATTGTCGATACAACGTATTCACTTTATGGATACACGTGTTTGTAGTTAAAATCTGGATACATTGTAGTGGAAAACTGGATACACGTGTTTGTAGTGGAAAACTGGATACGTGATTGCGGATTTTTTTTGACGAAATCGCATCTATAAAGACGTGAATTTATGGCGTCATTTACCCGTCATTTGCCGTCAAAGCGTGCTCAAATGAGCGGATTTTCCGAAGATTCCTGAAAAAAAGTGAATTTTTTTTATGTTTTAAATCGTTGATGTGCAGCAGTTTACAGATTTCAAAGAAAATAGATGAAAAAAAGTGCTTGCTAACTGCGATGAAATTTCCCAATGTTTGAAGCATCGAAGCAATTCGAATGTTCCTTGAAAATTAATACGAGAGAAAGAAAGAGAGTTACTGAATCACTCAGCTCGTAGTTCTTAAGTTTATAGAATCTTCAAAATCTTAGTTAAAAAGGGCAATGCGCCGATGATTTGGGCAAGACTGAACTCACAGACTTAGCGATTAAAACCGCCGTGATAGTTGCAATAAGATGTTAAATGTGGGGTAAAAATCCAATAGGAAAAAAACGCAAAACCGATATGACGAGCGCACAAGTGCGCTTTCAAGATAGCGAGCAATCGCCGTGACCTTGAAACCCGCAATACAAATTTTGGATACCGCCAAGTGCCTATCCTACTAGCGGGAGTAATGATTGCAAAGTGGAGCTTTCACGTAGCGCAATTGTTAAGACAATAAAGTCAACTAATCTACTAAATACAATGAAACAAAACTCAGTAAAATATTGGACGAACGACAGTCGCAAAGGCAAATGCGATTGGAGTTGGTCGCGTGCAAAAGCACGAATCACGAACAAATCAGCGAGAGCACCAAAGGCTATCGCTTCAAAATCAAAGCAAATCAGGCCAGCAAAAGACTGGATATCTCAAATGGGAGAAGACTCAAGGGTAACGACCATACAGACTCAAACAGTAAGGTATATATAATGGATACACCATACGAAACTCTAAAATCAGTAACTGCACTAAAGCAAATCGCACAGTTCGGAAGACGGGCTTGTAACGATAAAGATTATAACGGAAGTGAATACTTTCACCGAATAGTGGAATTCCTGGACGACCTACAATGGGAAATCGACGAATCAATTCCCGAATGGGAAAAAATAATGGGGGTAAAATAAAATGAAAACAGATAGAGAAATATATGAAGAATACTTGGAATACTGTTATTCCAAGAATATGCGACCATCGACATTCAAAGAGCTATTAAGTTACGGCATCTTTGAATCAAAGCGAAGAATAGAAAGACTAACGAAAGACGAAAAATGAATAGTTTTAAAACAGATGGATACAAAGTCAGCTTTGACGTGGATCCAACATCATACGTCGCTCTGGAAAGGGTCACACTGCAAAGCAGGCTTCACGATTACGAGGTCAGCTTTACCAACTTGCCAATGCTAACCGCTTACCTATGCGACCAAGTTCAAGAGGGTGGTATGAGTAAACGAGAAGCGTCAAAAACCATTGCCAAGGCAATGCTTCACCTAACATAAAGGAAAATAGAATGAAAACAATAAAGCACGACTACCTAATGAAGGTAAAAAACGACAGCGACGGGTGGTCGCTTATCAATCAAATGCGCAAACAAGCTAAAGCTTGTGGCTCGAAATACAAGCTAGTGTTACGAGGTAGTAAACCGAAGACCCCGTGGGGATATCGAGTAAGCATACCACTAGATGACGCCCAGGAAATCCGGATTTATATCCGCCAAAAAGACGTAGAGAAAGAGCGAAAGGAAAGAATGGATGAATACCTTTACCTATCGAAATTCCACAAGGAAAATGCGATACACAAGGTGAAGATGAAACTCGAACAAATAATGACTGAACTATAATGAAATATGACAACGTGTTTTGGTTCTACTCAAAAGAACTAGGTGAAGGTGCAATCTATGACGGCAGAATAAAAACAAAAACGCCTCTAGGATTTTCAGTAAAAACAGTGTGGCAAGGTGAATGCACCGAAGCCGAATTAATGGAAAAGGTAAATCAATATGAAACGAACAATAACGAAAACAAGCGACAGAATCATAGCCAACAATCTGAAATCCTGGCTATTGCAAGCAACGAAAGCCAACGCATCTGAAGGCAAGCGATGGTATAAAGATGCCCAAAAATTTACCAAAAAGATGGGTAAAAAATACGGGGTCGATAGATACATTGTAGCTGCCCTTACAAGTGCGCTATCGCCGAATAACAAGTGGGCAAGGAACAAGCAAGACGCTGAGTCAATGCTGAAGGCTTACACGGAAGGGAAGGATATCGACAGTTTCAAATGTTGCACTTACAATGCGAACAAGCGGAAAGCTTGGTCGATACTGCACGGTGATATCCAGCTTGCGTCTAAGAGTCCAAAGACTCACGCATTTGCAATGAATATCGGAAGACTGAGCGACAAGCACGTGACTATCGACAAGTGGCACATACGGGCTTGCCTATGCAAGCCTAGGGAAGGCATCGTGGATACCACAGAAACAATCACATCAGCTCAATACCGGCGGGTAGAGGCCATTACGGCCAAGATTGCCGAAGAGCACAAACTAAAAGCCTATGAAGCACAAGCAATCATATGGGTAACAATCAAGGAAGGGTGGGGTAGATAAATGGAAGGTAGAGTAGAGACAGAGGTAGAGTGCGACCTAATGAATGGCACATTTTGCATAGCAACAGTCAGAATTGACTTCAGATACAAGGATTGCGAGTGCAGTTCCGAAGCCGGAAATCAGTGGGTAACTGAGAGATGGCAAGAGATCGACATACTCGAGACCGAGATACTTGAATATATAATCTATGACGAAGGCACCAGCGACGAAATGGTCGAAGTCTTCTTGACATCCCAAGAGAGGGAAGAGGTAAGAGAAACAGCAAAGCAAGACTTTATAGAGTCAGAACAATAACAGAAAGGAAAACAATGAGTGACACAAAGCACATATCGGAAATCATCGACAACATAAGCAAGCAACAGTCAGAGCTAGCCAATATCTTCGGGGCAAGCGAAGACAACTCAGCTAGCCAGGGCGAAGCGTCCAGAGAGCAACTCGCAGAGTGGAGCTATCGAAAAACCATCCGCTACTGGATGGACAAGATCAGCGAGGCTGAATATTATATAAGAAAAAATCAGAAAAAGATTGAAGATCTTTACCAATAAACCATAAACAAAGGAATAAAATGAATACAATACAAGTAACTAAACTAGACCGTGCTACCTGCAAGGATATCACTAACGAACTCAACACTGCACTTGCTTCTCTTGGGGAGAAGCTTGGAGTATCAATACGAACCAACGGTTGCCGATACACGGATACCAGCGCATCGATCAAGCTCGAGGTAGAGCTGCTCTCGGACGAAGGCCGACCAATCTCGAAGGAGGAGATGTTCCTGAACGAGCACTATGAGATGCTCGACATTCCGAAGGAGTGGCTGGGCGCAATGCTCAAGGATCCGAAGGGTAAATTCTTTTACCTCCGAGGCTACAAGCAACGCTCATACAAGCGACCCTTCATCATCGTGGATGCCATCACTAGCAAGCAATACGTGGCACCCGCATCACTCGTTAAGAAATTCATCTTAGCAAAATAACCAAACAGAAAGATACAATGTGGATACTACCAAAACAATTACACACCTCAGCCTATGTTCCGGATATGAAGGAATTGGGCTTGGACTCCGAGACGTTCTCCCAAATCTGCGAGAGATCGCTTACGTGGAGAGGGAAGGATTCCCTATCGCGAACTTGGTTGCAAAGATGGAAGCGGGAGAGCTGGATTCAGCACCTATCTTCACGGACGTTAAGACCTTCCCATACGGAGAGTTTCGTGGGCAAGTGGACATCCTCTCTGGAGGATTCCCGTGCCAGCCATTCTCAGCTGCTGGAAAGCGTCAAGCAACTGACGATCCCCGACACTTGTTCCCATACATCCGAGACGGAATCAGGGATTGCCAACCTCGAATTGTTTTCCTCGAAAACGTCGAAGGAATCATATCAGCCAAGACAGCAGACGGAGAGTCAGTTCTCCAGTATGTCCTCTCAGAGCTGGAAGGCCTGGGTTACCGATCAACGGCAGGAATATTCTCAGCGAGTGAAGTCGGCGCACCTCATCAGAGAAAGCGAGTCTTCATCCTTGGGATGGTCAACTCCGATAGTAGGAGATGCTCACCTAGCGAGCAACCCAGAAGCAGCTCAGAAGAGATTAGCAGAGGGCAAATCAACATTGAGCCGTCAAGTGGAAGCCAAGAGCTGGCCAACAGCGAGGACATCGGACGCCGAGGGCGGACGCATCGAGACGGAGATGACAAGCGGGGGCTTCAAGAGCAAGAGGCACAAGAGCAATCAAACCTTCGGAGCGAAACTGCGGGATGCAGTGGAGACTCACGAGGAGAACTGGGCAACTCCGATAGCCAACGATGCGAAGGGGAGCGACTACGGATACAGCAGTGGGAAGAAGGTCAACTATCTGGGCGGTCAAGCAAAGAACTGGGCAACACCTCAGACATTCGACTCCAACAATCTAGTTCGGACTCCAGAGAAACTGGCACAGACCAGAGCGGAGAAGAACGCGGGGTGTATGAACCTCAGGGAGCAAGTTCACTATCCAGATATGGATCACAGTCGCAAGGGAGCCAAGGCTTTGAGTGGCCTTCAAGACCGGGCGAACCTCAATACGAGTGGGAGGAGCCAAGAGTCGTGGCCGACACCAAGAGCCAACAAGGTTCATCCTCAGATAACGGAGGAGAACCGCGAGCATCTAGCCAATCGGAAGAAGTCCA